GGTTTGGCAACCCGTCGGTCGTATTTGTCGGTTTTCCCTTCTTTGCGTTTTGAGAATGTCGCGGCGTTCACGACCGTCCTTTCCAGGACACCCGCGGGGAATGCGTCCCCCGTTGTGGAGGTCCAATTAGACGTGGCCAAATGGCCGTCGTTGTAAAGGTCCACCACCTCATTCAATTGGTATTCCGACCCATTCCAAAAATCGGCGGTCGGGATTTTGTTGAGGCATGTGGCGACCACTTCGGCCAATGACATTTGGTCCAAGTATGCGTCCCCATCATCGGCGAACTCGATGTCACCCAATCGTTGCAAACCACACGACGCCGACAACGTCACCAAATATGGACGGTCCTTCAATTCATATTCAATGGCCTCATGGTTGAGGGTTCCCACCCAATATGGTTTCCAGGTTGTTCCCCCGTCGTCATAGTACACCGCCAAACCGAACCGCCTGTCATTGGATGATTTGATGATCGACACCAATGGTTCCATCGCTGACGTGGAAATGGCCAATGTGATTTCACACGATGACGGGATCAAGGTTCCACCGATGTGATCGGATGGACCGTCCCAACTCAAATTGAAACCGTCCGATGTCAACTCCACGTCATGTGGTGCGTCGGATGGTGACAAATTGAACTCGGACGCGGCGATCGACGTGGTTTCACTGTCAATGACTTCGACCCGCCATTGCCGTCCCTGGGCGTCATAAAATTCCGACGCGTACCGTGCGCGCCAATTGCCTGTTGTGGTGTTGGTTGCTTGATTTGGCATTATCGACCGCGATTTCGTTTTGCCCGTTCTTGGGCCAATAAGATGTCCGAACCATGAATCCGTCCCGTGACGTTCATGTTTTGATTGGTCCCCGCAACTTGACCGAGGAACGATCCCATTTTTTCCATTGGGATAACCGCTTCACGGCCCGAGGGATTGTCGCCGATGAGGGCGAGTTGAGGTCCAAGGGTCATTCCCCCGTCATGGAGTTTTGGAATGGACCCAAGCAATGATCCGATCGCGGCTTTGTACCCCGCGGCCTTTGCCAAACCCGCCGCGCCACCCGTGGCGATGTTGTCAGGTGTTGGACTGAATGCGAGCGCGATGGCATTGGCGACCGCCGATTTGATCGCCCCCAAAATCAGTTGTTGGAATATCTGCGAAACTGACTGACCAAATGAAATTGAATCGTCGGTGGCGGATGCAAACCCCGCCCCAATGATGTCGGCGGCAACACGTCCCGCATCGGCGGCATTGAACAACGTTTCGGATGTTTGCTTTGCCCCTTCGGTGTTGGAATCCAACAGGCCCCGCAACTCCAACATTTTGGCATTGAGGACCGTGAATTGTTCCGTGTCAATGAAATCAGGATCGGCCAACAATGAGTTGACCAAAAACGATTCGAGTTCGGCGAGGGTCCGTTTGGCCAATTCCATGTCGTCGATGATCCCCAATCCCTTTTGTGTTTGGAGTTCGGCAACTGCGACATTGAAATCCTCGGCGAGTTTTGCCGCGGTGGATTGTGTGACCTCGGCGAACGTTTGCATTTGGGCAACCAATGCGACCAATGCATCATCGGCATTTTTGAAATCCGCGGTGACAATCTCTTTGATCGCCCCTTCGATTGCGGCGAACTTTTGATCATCAAAGTTTTCGCCAAACAACACCTCCAATTCCGCGATGTCGGCGAGTTCCTTTTTGAGTTCGGATTGTACGTCGGCGAGGGTTTTGGGTGCGTCCTTCAACAACGATGACACGTCGATTGGGTCGGGTTCATCACCGTCGGGGTTCAACGCCTCATCCAACGCCGATTGGAATTTGTCGCGCTTGGCCTCCAATCCTGAACGGTATTCACTCACGGTGGCGTCGACCACCTTTTGCAAACGCCCTTCGACAAATGCGATGGCGTCATCACCGAACAATCCTTGTTGGACTGCCTGGGCGGTGAGGATGTTGATTTGTTCTTGGAGTTTGGTTCCGAGTTCCTTTTTCAGCAACGGGGAAAGTTCATCCCCGATTTTGCCAATGTCCTGAACTCTGAATCCTGTTCGGTCAAGTTCGACGGACACTTTGGATGAAACCGCCTTCGTGTTGAACGCCTCCAATTGGGCGTTGATTTGCGCCACCCCATTCCTCAATTCCTTGATGGACGCCATGTTGACATCCAGGTTGAGGGCGGTTCGTAGGATGCCAATTTGTTTGGCCAACTCAATGTTGGCGGCGCGGGTTTGCTCAACCAACTCACGTTCCTCATCGGACATTTTGCCCATGTTCGCGATGAAAGGAATGGCCACCGCGGTGATGGCGGTGATGACTGTGATGATGGCCCCAATGGGATTGGCGGCGACCGCCCGTCCCAAGGTGCGAACCATGACGGCCATTCGTTTGAAACGCATGTTGGCCGTGAATCCTTTGGCGGCGACGGCGGTGAATGCCTGGGACATACCCAACACCAACCGTGTCACACCACCCGCGATGGATGTGAGTGGACCCAATGCCGCAATGAATGCGACAACCTTGATGGTTGTTTTTTGTGTTTCGGATGACATCGCCCCAAATGCTTGGGCCATGCTTTTGATCCTGTCAATGATTTTGAGGACCACGGGGGCGAGTGCGTTTCCGATTTGGATTTGTGCGCCCTCAATGGCGGATTTCATGGATGCGATGCCCCCTTTGGCGGAATCATCCATTTCATCGGACATGGCTTTGGCCCGTCCTTCGGATGACTTTAATTCCAACCCGAGGGCGGCGAGGTCATCTTTGTTTTTTCCAAGGATCGGGGAAAGGATCGCGGCCCGTTTCCCAAGCAAATCGACGGCGTCTTTGTAGGACAACGAACCGTTGATGATCCCCGTGAAAACCTCTTTGACGTTGTACCCCTCGGCGGCCAACTGGGAAAACGCCATTTTGAGTTTGGTTCCCGCGTCGGTTCCCTCAATTCCATTGTTGGCGAGGACACCCAACAACGCGGTGGTTTCCTCCAAGCTGAACCCAAATTCCTTGGCGACTGGGGCCACGTTGCCCATTGCCCCACCAAACTTTTCCAGGTCCAAGGCGGACGCACCAAATGCGGTGGCCATGACATCAGCAACCGCGCCCGCGTCCTCGGCCTCCAACCCAAATTGGTTGATGGTTTTGACGACTGTTTCGGCGGTTGGTCCCAATTCATTCCCAAACGCCTGGGCGAGTGACAAGGTGGACGATGTCGCCTTGACAATCTCATCGGAGGAAAGGCCCAATTTTGCCATTTCCAATTGGAGGGATGACACGGACGAGGCGGAAAAAACGGTGGACGCGCCCAAGTCCAACGCGCTTTGGTTGAGTTTGTCAAACTCTTTTCCCGTGGCCCCTGACACGGCCTTCACTTTTTTCATCGCCAATTCAAAATCGGCGGCCACCTTGAATGATGACGCGCCGATCGCGGCGAGTGGTGCGGTGAGGCCAATGGTGAGGCCACGACCAACACTCGAAAGTTGGGTGGATGTTGCTTTGAGTTTGCGTTGGGCCGATGTCAACCCCCGTTCAAATTTGTCACTTTTTAATCCGAGGACGACGGAAAGGAGGGATTGACGCGCCATTGTGAAATGAGGTTTTTTTGTTCTTCGGTTACTTCATTCGATCCACTTTCATTTGTTTCGGTTTCGATGTCCTTGTATGGTGAAAAATCCGTGGGATCAAACGGGGTTGGACGTCGCTTCGGGTCACGGTTGGCATTGGCGAACAACGCCATGAAACTGGACGTGTGGTTCCACATGCGGCGGTCGTCATCAATTCGTCCTTTGCTGAATGCGAAGAGTTCGAAAAATGTGAACGACCAAAACTCATGTGGTCGGAGTCCAAGTCCCAATCCGTGGCGGTATAGGTCCGCCCATGTTTGGAGGGATGAGGGAACGGATTTTGGCCCGTCCCCTCCTGTCAGTTTCCCGACTTTTCCTCCCCGACTTTGGTTCCAAGGGATGATCCGATCGCCTCCGACAAATTGGTGAATTGGTCCATGTCACCACACACAACCGCGGCGAGGCGATTGAATGGGATTTCGGGCCGTGGTTCACCTTTGAAATCGGCGGCGTTCATGACGCCCCAAAACACCACACATGGGACAAACTCCAATGGGTTGGCATTGACGAACTCATCGAGTTCGGACAACTCCATGTCGCGATCCTGACACATGAGGCGAAACGCGTTCATGTTCAACAACACGTCAATGGTTTCATCGCCAATGGTGACGATGGTTTCTCCTCTCATTTCGTTCGCCATGCTCATCAACTGAAGTTTCCTGTTGTCATTGTGTCACAATCGAAGGACACCGAAAATGACGTTGAGTCGTTCAATGGTGCGGTTTCTTCGAAACTGGTGATGTATGCGTTGACCTGGACATATGGGTCACCCGTGACGCCCGATCCGTATCGGAGGGTCAATTGTGTTTTGTCTTTGACTGCGTCGAAAAGTTCGGTTCGTCCGATGTTGTCAAACGCTGTCAATCCTTCGATCGTGATGTTGATGGACTGTTGACCAGGCAACACCGAACGCGCGCCGTCGTTGTCCTTGCAAACTGTTTCGATCATGTCGTTGGTGATGTTCAACGATGCGTTGGTCCCGCATGCGATGAGGTCAAAGGCGGAGCCGTCTTGGATGTACACCCCGACGAGATTTCCTTTTACTGTTCCTGTGGTTGCCATGTGTTATTGTTTGGAGGTTGTTTTTGGTTTCGCCTTGCTTCGGGACCGCTTTGGTTTGGGCGCATCCTGTGCGGCCTTTTCGTTGCATTTCTCACACGGTTCATTTGACTCATCCTCACACGGACATTTGTGTGTCGGTGGTGGATCGGTCACGGTTGGATGGATGATCGCGACGCCCTCATCAATGAGGCGGCGTCCCATCACCTCATCGTCAACGATGATGGTGTGTCCAACTGGCCATTTGCGGCCCTCGGGGGTGGCGATAATTTGGAGTTTCACAACGCCAAAAATCACGCCTCAACGACGGGATCACGTTGACGTTGTCAAGTTCATCGCGATATTGCGACCCACTAACAAAACACGATTTTCAGGATGGAACAATGGAAACAAAGTTTGTATCAACTTTGGAAAATGATGGGGTTCGACGCCGAAACCGTGGCCGAATATGAACGGATTTTGTTTCGTCCAATCAACCCATCAATGGGATTGGTTCACAATGCCATGTGGGGGTCGGAACTCACTGGATTGTTGTGGTTAGAAAACGCGGGTATTCATCAAATTGAACACACCGTGGACGAATACTTGGCGGCGTGGTGGCATTGTTACGGAATGGACGAACACGGCCAAAAACAATGGTTCGCATGGGACGAAGTGATTGAGCGATTGCGCGACACATTGGTGGGATCAAAACCGTGTGTGTTTTGGAATGAAATGGACGCGACCGATCGTCACGCATGGCGTCAACTCCCAAAGGCATTTCCAAGGACTTCAAACCGTTGGCCGATTCAACCCACATTCACATTGTTCCGTGGGATTGGTGTTCCTCAATCCGATGAACCGTTGACGGAGGGTTACGATGTCGGGATTTCTTGGACCGACTCATTGGAAACGGCGCAATGGTTCGCCAAACGTTACAAGTCGGAAACGGTCAATGGTTATGTCCTTGAATGCAAATTCACAATCCACGAAATTTTGGGCGTGAAACTCGGTCGCAATGAACGCGAATTCCTTGTTGACCCTGGGGATGTGATGGACGTTTCGGTGACTCAAGTGTGACCCAATTGGGCCGTCCTTTTCACCGTCACGATGTATTCGGAAATCGTGATGAACGTTTCGTCCTCGGCTGACATGCCCGTTTCCAGGTCGTCAAATCGGACCTCCAGTTGTTCCCCGTTTACGGTCCCGACATATTGGTCGAGTTCATTTCGGCAAC